GACTCTCCCCTTCGCCGCGGCAGAGATCATAAAGACAAATCTCTGCGACAATCTTTGACCGCAGGGAACGCTTCACATCAAGGGAGGCCTCATGGATACGCGCTGTTGCAGCAAGAATGCGGCTGCGCGTAAAAAGCGGTTCCACAGTTTTGAGATTTTCCGCTGTATCGGTCAAGTAAATCTCCTGATACGCCGGATCAGCCTGATAAAGGAGCAGGGCTCGCATATATTCGAGGAGCTCTGTCAGGACCTGGGTGACATCTTTTCCATCGTCCATGAGCTGATTGAGGAGATCCAAGGCAGCAGGCAGATCGCGGCGGCCAATTTTCTCTACCAAGGCCCGCATCGTATCGCGCCCGGCAATACCAAGGACCTGCCGCACCGTTTCAGCTGTCACAGGATTAGCCATGATACTGCATTGATCCAGAAGACCAACGGCATCGCGCATTCCCCCATCGGCCTGAATGGCCATAAGACGCAGGGCATCCGGTTCCGCATTGATATTGCTGCCTTCTGCTACTTTTTGCAGGTGGGCAGCAATATCGTCGACCGTAACGCGGCGAAAATCAAAACGCTGACACCGGGAATGGATGGTCGTCGGGATCTTCTGCGGCTCCGTTGTCGCAAGGATAAATACGACATGCTCTGGAGGTTCTTCAAGAGTCTTTAACAGGGCATTGAATGCGTCTGCCGTGATCATATGCACTTCGTCGATAATATAGACCTTGTAACGGCTGGAAACAGGTGCAAAATGGACCTGTTCCCGAAGCTTCCGGATCTCATCAATTCCGCGGTTGCTGGCCGCATCGATTTCAATGACATCGGCACTGGTACCTTCCGTAATTTCCCGACAATGATCGCAAGTATTGCAAGGATGGGGCGTTGGCCCCTTCTCACAGTTCAGGGCCTTAGCAAGGATCCGCGCCGTACTCGTCTTACCCGTACCGCGAGGGCCTGTAAACAGGTAAGCATGGGAAATGCGCCCCGACTCAAGTGCGTTCGTGAGCGCTTTCCTGATGTGTTCCTGCCCCACGAGGCCATCAAAATCCTGGGGTCTCCAAGTACGATATAATGCGACGTAAGACATGGAATCCATCCTTTCTCTCTGTTGTACCATGGTATTATACCTTGTTTCCACAAAAAAATTCAACTTATTTCTTGACAACGGCATGAATATCCTTTATACTAAAACACGCAGTCATTTTTAAAGACTGCATACAATTGAAAAGCTTTGCCTAAGCATTTCAACCTGGAGAGTTGTCCGAGTGGTTGAAGGAGCACGCCTGGAAAGCGTGTATACGGGATAACCGTATCGAGGGTTCGAATCCCTCACTCTCCGCCATTTAAGAATCCGCCGCAGCATGCGGCTTTTCTTTTAAGTACGCTTTTATTTTTTGGATGGACCATAGGGATAGGTCCTGCGCAATGAAGTCCTGTGAACCTTGTCAGGTCCGGAAGGAAGCAGCAATAAGCAGACCGCTTCGTGTGCCGCAGGAGTGCCTGTTCCTGTGGCCCATCGAGAAAATAAGGACGGGAAAGTCCCGCTGGGAAACGAAAAGTCTCCCAGCGGGACTTTTTTGCCGTGGAGGGAAAATGGCGGTCAGGCAATCCATTCAGGAAGAGTCCAGAATGCTGTCTCGAGACGCCGGCTCTGGCTGCCAAGCAAAAGACGTAAAGGTGCCTGCAATGCTGTGATGCCATGGTGCGAAAAGACCGCAGGGGAAAAGACCTTAAGGCCTTCGTGTTGTAACCCACAATTTTTAAACTCACAACTGAACTATCCTGTCCCCAAACGTGAGGCGGTCCATCGTACGCTACAACGTGAGCCCCTTGCCTCAGGTCGACCTTTTCTAAAGCAAGTGGCTCAGGTCCTGCATCAAATAAGCCCGATTTTTGAGCCGGCCTCAATATCTTGCAATGACCTTCCCCGGATTGAGTACATCCAAAGGATCCAAGGCCTTCTTGATGGCTGTCATCATGAACATCTGCCCAGGGTCCGTCAAACGCTCGAGCTGTCCTACTTTCTTTGCCCCAATTCCATGTTCACCGGAAAGAAGGCCGTCATGGGCATAGACATAGGCATAGGCCTTTTCATGGAAGGATGAAAGGGTTTCCTCCCAAGCTTCATCGCTGAGCTCCCCTTTAAGGATATTAAAGTGCAGGTTCCCATCTCCCGCATGAGCTAAGGTAAAGACGCGGAAAGGATAGGTTGCGGCAAGTTCCGACAGATCCATGATGGCATCTGAAATCTTATCCAACGGAAAGACAAAATCGTCACTGGTACTGACGCGGCTTAGGATTCTCGTCGCTTCAAGACAATTTTTGCGGATTGTCCACACCCGGTCATCAGCAAGGGACACTTCCACGGCACCATGCGCCTGAGCCAGCTCATCGACCTTTATGAGCTTTTTATCCATCTCATCTTCATCAAAGGTTTCGAGGGTCAAAATAACGTAGCAGCCGTCGTCATAATGACTGAGTCGAATCTTTGAATAGTCGCTGGAAGCCTGCACAAAACCATGATCCATGAATTCAACACTCGTCGGGTCAAGCCCAGCTTTTAAAAGAATGGGAACAAGGCTCGTGGCCTTCCGTGGATCTGTGAAGACAAGAAGGACGTCCGACCGGTAGGGGGCAATGGGCAGCAGTTTCAGCGTTGCTTTTGTAATGACGCCAAGGGTCCCTTCGCTCCCAAGAACGAGCTGATCAAGACAGAAACCAGTTGTATTTTTCTTCGTTCGGGCCCCCAGGTGTGCAATCTCGCCCGTGGGCAGGACCACTTCGATGGCATGGACCTGACTGCGCGTCGTGCCGTAGCGAACGGCCTTATCGCCACCGGCGTTTGTCGCAAGGTTGCCGCCAATGAGGCAGCTGTCGGCGCTGCACGGGTCACCGGCATAAAAGAGACCTTCCTTCTTGGCCGCTTCCTGCACATCGAGGGTCCTAGCCCCAGCTTCGACAACCATATACATACCATCCGGGTTTACTTCCAAGATGCGGTTCATGCGCTCCATGAGCATGACAATGCCACCGCAGACAGCAATGGCTCCGTCGGAGACGCTGGTCCCGCCGGAGCGGGGTGTTACGGAAAAATGGCGCTTATTGGCAAGTTTCATGATGGCCGCCACTTCTTCCGTACTTCCTGGCGCTGCAACAGCTTCCGGCACATGGAAGAACCGGGAATCTGTCTCTTGATCCGTTTGATACGTTTCGAGGGTCTCCGGCGTCGTGAGGACATATTTTTCGCCTACAATGGCTTTTAGTTCTTCAATTGTACTTTCTGTTAATTTTTCATAGTGCTCCATACTGCTTTCCTACCTTCCTGATGCAAAAAAGGGCCCGCCTTTCTGCAGAAAAAGAAGCGGAACCCGTGTGTGAACCTAGTGGGCTTACGCCCTTTTTCCTAAAAACGATTGTTTTCGTAATGCTTGATGGTATACGTGTAGGTGTACTTTCTGGGAACGCGCGTTGACAAAAGACACATGAGCTCATAGGGTATGGTTCCCACCCACTTAGCCAATTGGTCAAGGGAAACACCGCCCGGTCCAAAGATAACCGCTTCATCCCCCTTATGGACACCCGGCACATTCGTCACGTCAACCATAAACTGGTCCATACAGATGCGACCCACAACAGGAGCCTTATAACCACGGATCGTAATATAGCCACGGTTTGACAGGGCGCGGGAATAGCCATCAGCATAGCCCAAGGGAATCGTAGCTACCTTCATGGGTGCTTTCGTCTCGTAGGTACAGCCATAACCGATCTTCTCACCGGCTGGAACATCCTTCACAAAGACGACTTCTGCCTTGAGGCTGAGGGCCGGTTTTAGGTCAAGACAGCGTTCTACGTCGTCCGATGGCCACAGTCCATAAAGGGTGATGCCCTGACGGACCATGTCACATTCTGTATGCTTCATCTCCGTGATACCAGCGCTGTTATCGATGTGGACCAAGGGAATCTGGATGCCTCGGTCCTTGATAGCGCGGTCAGCTTCCATGAATTTTCGATATTGGCTTTCAGCAAAACTTTTATCCATTTCATCGGCGCTGGCAAAATGGGAAAACATCCCTTCAAGCTCCACATGGGGCAGCTTGCTGATGGCCTCAGCAAGATCGGCCGCTTCTTCAGGACGGCAGCCGATCCGGTTCATCCCCGTATCGACAGCCAGGTGGACCTTGGCCACCTTGTTTTCCTGCAGGGCTGCTGCCGAAAGCTCCTGGGCCACGGCAAGATCATAGACCGTTTGGGTGATGTTATAGTCCACAAGGGCCTTTTCATGTTCTTCCGTCATGGTCCCCAAAATGAGGATAGGCGCCATGATACCAGCTTCGCGAAGCTCCAGGGCTTCCTGTGTCATGGACACCGCCAGATAATTGACGCCTGCCGCCAGGGCTGCCGTTGCAACGGGCACGGCTCCGTGGCCATAGGCATCAGCTTTGACAACCGCGCAGATTTTTGTCCCCGGTTTGAGGACTTTGCGCGTGACCTGTACGTTATGGGCAATGGCCGACAGATCGACTTCGGCCCAAACATTCCTCGCTCTCATAAAACGCCACCGTTTCCTTAAAATTTACGGGAATTGTTCCCCGGCCCTTTTTTAGAAAAGGGCTATACGCCTTTATCATACTCTTTCCCTTTTTGTTTGGCAACGAAAATTCCAAGGGGGCCTTGCTTCTTTCAGGTCTATTCAAGATGACTTTGTAACAGATTGTACAAGATATCCTTTTCCTACGGAATTTCTCCCCTTGCTCCTTGACGGACCTTTCCATGCATGCTAAAATTTTTTCAATTTCATAGTAAAATGCGATGAAAGGAAGAGTACTTTTTATTGTCTGGTTCCAGAGAACTCCCGCACCGGTGAAAGGGAGTGCAGATGAGAAAAGGAAGATGGTCCTGGAGCTGATTGGCTGAAATCACAGTAGGCCGTACGGGTGTGCCCGTTATTGCACTGGGGAATCCGGCTTTGGCCGCGTTTCCAAGAGACCTTGCCCAAGGGCAAGGTAAAGCTGGGTGGTACCACGATGCTTTCGTCCCTGCAGGGAGGAAGGCTTTTTTTATTGCAGGAAAGGAGTTTTTGTCATGCCCATTAAAATTGACGGCGGCCTGTCCGCTGTAAACCGTCTCCGTGAAGAAGGAATCGTCACCATTGGAAAAGACCGTGCCATGACGCAGGATATCCGGCCCTTGAAGATCCTGATTCTTAACCTCATGCCCCTTAAAAAGCCGACGGAACTGCAGCTCCTGCGCCTATTGGGCAACTCCCCTATCCAAATCGAGATTGATTTCTGCCGCCCTGTGTCCCGCGTCAGTACGCACACGGATAATTCCTATTTAGACCGAGTCTATCTTGAATGGAATGACATCAAGGACCGCTATTATGATGGCTTCATCATCACCGGCGCACCAGTCGAAAAGATTGACTTTGAAGATGTTGAATACTGGCCTGAACTTGTCCAGTACTTTGAGTGGGCCCGGAGCCATGTCTTTTCTGTTCTCCACTATTGTTGGGGCGCCCAAGCTGGGTTATACTATTACTACAATATACCAAAGATCATGCTCCCCAAAAAGCTCTACGGCATCTATCCCTATGGACTTACGACAAACTTCCATCCGCTCCTGCGCGGCTTTGATGACCGCTACTTCATTCCCCAATCGCGTTATACCCGTGTCGATGACAATAAGATCGACGCTGACCCGCGCCTTGAAGTGTTGAGCCGCAGCGCCGAAAACGGCATCAACATCTGCAGTACGAGCGACATGCGCCATATCTTTGTCATGGGCCATTTTGAATATGACCGAAATTCCCTGCAGGATGAATTCATCCGTGACAAAAACAAGGGCCTTGACCCGGAGCAGCCGAAATTTTACTATCCCGACAATGACAGCAGTGAGCAGCCCTGCTTCAAGTGGTGCAGCTATGCTCACCTGTTTTACACCAATTGGGTCAATATGGTCTATCAGGAAACGCCCTATGACCTGCTGCAGCTGACCCGGAAAGAATAGGAATCCTACCATGGAGCTTGCAACAGACGAAGAAAAGATGTATATGGAAGAAGCCCTGAAGGAAGCAGCCTTGGCCGCTCTTGAAGGGGAAATTCCCGTAGGGGCCATTCTCGTCCAGGATGGACGCGTCATTGCCCGGAACCATAACCGACGGGAAAGAGCGCATGATGCCACGGCCCATGCAGAAATCCTTGTCATCCGGGAAGCCTGTGAAAAGCTCCGGCGCTGGCGCCTAGCTGACTCCACCCTTTATGTGACCATGGAACCCTGCCCCATGTGCGCCGGTGCCATCTATAATGCCCGGATCGGACGCGTTGTCTTTGGGGCGAGCGACAGCGTAGCCGGAGCCTGTGGGAGCCTCTTCCAGATTCCCCTCCACCCCAGTCTCCATGCAAATACCATCATCAAAGCCGGTATCGAAGCAGAGCGCTGTAAAAAAATTTTGCAGGAATTTTTTACACGGCGCCGTTAATATGATATAATAGCCTAGTCTGCGGATGGGTGTCCGAGTGGTCGAAGGTGCTTGACTCGAAATCAAGTATACCGCAAGGTATCGTGGGTTCGAATCCCACCCCATCCGCCATTTATTTTATTGAAATGGAATATAGTGGATTGTAGCGAAAACGCTGATAAAACCTAGTTTTGAAGGTCTAGGAAGCGACAAAGCGTAACATACCATGGCGGGATTCATTCCCCCTTTCTTCCCCCTCTTGTAGAAAATACCTCCTTTACCATACGAAAAAGGGGAAAAATCCCCGCAAACAGGCTTTAATGCTTGCTTGCGGGGATTTTTTATGTCTAAAAATGCACCTTTACGCCGCCCATGATGGCACCCTTGCTCCCTGCTACCCAGCCGCCGACGTGCCCCTTTATGGGGAAGCCTACCATGCCCGCAGGCTGTCCGTGCTTATCTACGCCGACACCAAGTTCCCAACGGCGGGTATTGTCAATGGTGGGAACTTTAATATCAATGCTTGCCTTGGACTGCTGTTCCAAGGCAATTTTATTTTTATCCAGCACGTACTTCTCGGTGTCTGATTTTTGGAAAGTTTGTTCTTTTCCATTGACTTTGACTGTTAAAGTCTGCTTTGGCACGGTCACATCCACATCAGCGTCCTGAGGGGACTCCTTTTCGACGTAGCGAACAATCGTTTTTGTTTCTGTCTCAGTTTTTGCCGTCACACTTTCGTTTTGCGTGGTTTTTGGCACAGGACACTTGTGATTAATCGCACGCCAGCTAAATCCGCTCAGAAAGCCAATCGTAAAGCATACGGCGGTATAAGCAAAAAAGCGTAATTTTAAGCGTGTCTGGAGGCTGATCATGGCCGCATCCTCGCTTTAAATTGCTGTCTGTACCAATTTGCCTTGCCTCTCAGGACATTTCCGCCGGTCCTGGGGTCGTCGTAGTCAGTAGTCCACGCCGGGCTGTCGGGTGTGCCAAGGTACTGCAAGTCCCATCGCTCACAATCGGCGTTTGGCCCATACTCATCGCCTTCCGGAAGCAGGCCATCAATGTTATCCGCCGCTTCTGCGTGGGTCATGATCCGATCCCGGTCAATGGTCAGCCACAGTCCGTCAGCAAGAACCGCGATGACCTGCGCCATGGCCTCGATCTGGGCCACCGTGGGCGGGTAGTCCCCCAAGTCGTCCGTAGTAGCCCCGTAGGCACAGCACAAGGCAACGCCGATAGCAGCGGTGTTTCGTTGCCAAGTATGGGCCAGGGTTTCGCCGAGGTCGTCCGTACTTGCCCAAAGGCTTCCATCTTCATCGATATTGATATGGTAGTCGTTAAACTTCTGGTCATACCGCCCCGCCGTCCAGTGCAGGTATACCTTTACATCCCGCTGCATGTCCCGGGCTTCCGCCCAGAGCTGCTGTCGTGCAGCTTCAGCCATCGTCTGAATGTCTTTCAGCGTTACTCTTTTCATTTTCCTCTTTTACCTCCTTCTGCCAAGGGTCCGGTACTCCATCACCATCAGCGTCAATCAGGGATTTCCCTATGAAGCCGATAGCGGCCACGAACGCCATGCTGGTGATGGTCTGGATCAGCATATTCAGGGCCGGCAGGTCCACCTGCCCTTTGGCCCACCACAGCCACCCCCATCCAGCTAAATAAAGTAGGACGCTCCCGATGATGAGGAGCATGATGGTGATGACAAGGGCCCGCGGCAGGCCCTTTACTTTCATCCTTCCCATGGAGCCTAAAAGGTCTAGCAGCGTTTTCTGCAGCCGCTTCATTTGCGGACCTCTTCTGCCATGTGGAGCACCTCGTCATGCTTGGCTGTCATGACCCCGTTTTCAGCTAGCTTCTCATACACGCCGTACAGCTCCTCAAAAACCTGCTTTTCTTCGACCGTTGGTGCGATGACCTGAAAGCGGGCGTACATATCATTCAGCGAAGCCCGCAGGATGAGCTGCATCCCTTTGCGGATTGCCCTCAGTCCTGTAACGTATGCCACGACGTAGCCGATAAGTCCGCCCACGGCAAGGCTAATAACTGTGCTTAATCCCTCGATAATGATGTCGTTCACGTTGTAATCTCCTTTAGAGTTTCATGATAAAGGCGAGGACGTAGTACGGAGGAAGGACGGAAATTGGCTGTTCGAACTTTACGTTGCCACCCCCGATATACATATCAAACAAACACGTGGCTCCATACTCCGGATAAGTCTGTGAATTCCATGGCACACTTTCCCACTCCCCGCCTGTACGTTTTTTGTTCAGCGAGACAACAGTTCTTTGCGGAAGATTATCATTCGTTAATGTAACGGTTTTATTTCCGCCCGTGCTTCCTTCATTCGTGCCGTCCCCGCCGTAGATAAAGCGGTTTCGCAAGTCCGGTGTTCCGTTCGTCCCGTCGCACAAGTGCCACTCCTTGTCAACTAGCCCCGTGTTTTTATTTACCGGGTAGCCGTCTTTAAACGTCCCCGAAAATGCTGTTACAGTTCCGGGTAATACTCCCCCGATTTTGTAACTACGAATTTACAAGTTCCGTCAGTGATTGGTGCCATGTGTTATACCTCCCTTGTGACTACGTGCAATTCACATTCTCCAAAATAAATACAGCCGTAGAGAATCGTTTCTCCGGCCTTCACCCAGATAGGGCCGGGGCAAATATCTCTTGCGCCGTTGCCGTTCACTCTGGACTCTTTGGCTCTGGTATCATTAATTCTTATAAATGCCGAACCCGTTCCACTTTTAGGACCCGAACAATACATACTGTACCATCCAGATTCTTTCGCTGTATATGTAAAATTGTTCCACGTGGAATCATTGGAAATCTTATTGTCAGCTACAACTTTAAATTGTGTCCCATTGACAGCTACATCGCCGCTGTTAAGCAGGTCGGTAATCGCCTGTTTGATTAATGCGTTAACCTTGTCTGTTGTTGGCAGTGCTTCCAGCCGCTTCTCCATGTCAACCATGGACAGCGTGTTCCCCGTCATGGTTCCGTCAGTAAATGTATTCATTTATTCTCCTTTATGCGTAGCAGATAAATGCTCGCACGGTATAGGTCAGCGGGGTTACAGTGGTAGAGTTGCCGTAGATGGCGGACGAACGGGAAGCATCGAACAATGCCGTGCCGTCAGTTTGACCGCCAACCGCAGTATTACCTACCTTGGGTCCACCATTATAAAATGCACCTTCGCATTGATAAGTTTCGCCCGTCCCAACTCTACCCGTGATGTTCGGTAATCCCGCATCTACCATCTGCCCCGGCGTGGCGTCGGCTCTCAGATACCGTCCGTTAAGGTTCGGCAACGTCGCCGTCCCCAAATAATCCACCAGCCGTTTATATTTATCCCCGTCAATCGTCCGCCCGTCCAACGGCAAAAGGTATTCATGTTCTCCCGTCTTTGTCGCTGGTTTGTAGACAATATCACCTATACTGTGCTTGCTCAGTGTATCGTTGATATAAAATGTTACAGTTCCGTCATTAATTACCCCCCATGTTACTCTTGATAGTCGCCCAGTCCGGTTCTGTGCTTCCCGTCGTACCTGCTTGCGTGACGACAATCACACAGCCCGGTGGAAGGGATGGAGAGGTCAGTACGTCGCCGACCTTGTAAGCTGTGTTGCGCTTAATCTGGTACGGAACACCTGCTTCCGTCTTGGTGGCGTACTCGTTTTCCGCTTCGGTGCTGTTCAGCTTCTTGGCTAATTCCGCCGTCACGGTGGATGCAAAGTTGGAATCGTTGCCCAGAGCCTTTGCCAGTTCGTTCAGTGTGTTGAGCTGGTCGGGAGCGCCGTTGACAAGGGCGGAGATGGATTTCGCAACAAATTCAGTGTTTGCAATGGCCTTGGAGCTGTTGCCCTCGTTAGCTGTGGGGACAGAGGTTTCACCCGTGACAGTAAGGGCCTTCGTGGTGACCTCGGTGGCAAGGGCTTCCTTCATCGTGGTGACCTCGGTGGCAAGGGCTTCCGTTTCCTTCTTCGTCACATAGGTATCAGCAATGGAGTCAATCAAGGATTTGTTTTGCGCCAAGTACTGAATCCACTGCTTCTCGGTGCCGACGAATCCATTCTTAAGTGCAATCTCGTAGGCACTCAAACCATTCACACCGTTAAGTCCGTCTTGACCGTTGGCACCGTCCCTTCCCCGTTCACCTTCAGGCCCTTGTGGTCCCTGTGGTCCTGCCACACCTTGGGGGCCTCGTTCGCCCGTATCGCCCTTGTCACCTTTAGGACCTTGTGGTCCCATTGGTCCCTGTTGACCTTCGTCACCCTTTGGACCTTGTTCGCCCTTGAGTGACTTAAGCCATTCCTCTTCACTGCCGCTAAAGCCATTCTTTACGGCAACGCTGTATGCATCCTTGCCCTCGGGCCCACGGGGACCTAAAACCCCTTCCCCCGTCGTGGGGACGCCAAGCACAATATCAGCGCACGGCGTCAGCGTCATGGTTAAGGATTCCCCTTCCCCCGTCGTGGGGACGCCAAGCTTTTCAGCCATTACACTACCTCCCTTGTTACATCTCCGACAACCTTACAAGTAAACGGGCCAAGCGTCGTTACCCTGCCGTCCTTTCTACACTCAATATCCCAAACGTAATTCCCCGGCTTGAGTTCCGCCGTGTCCTTGTGTTCAAAAGTGAACGCTTTTGTTTCTGCATCATATGGGACCTGCAAGGCATATTCGTTGGACTCAAGTCGCTTCCTGATGGAAAGAACCATATCAGGGGCCTCTACTTCCTCTCCTTGGCTGTTCACGATGGAAACCGTAAGGGTACCAGAGTCACCACGGATCATGGTCAGGAGTTTACTTTTTTGGTCAAACTTCATATTCCTGCTCCTTTCGTATCATGAGGGCCGACATCCGTCGGCCCGTATCTTACTCTAGTCTATCATTGATTCTTCCTGATTTTCTGCCGCATTTTCTGACGCTGTGCCTTGAACGGGTCTTTTGGCTCCTTCTTTGGTTTCGGCATCTTACGGTCAAGGATGATAGCCCTAATGAGTTCACCCACGTCCCGTTCTGACTCCTTGGACTCAAAGTATTGCAATGCCACGCTTGCCCCGTCAATCAGCACGTCAGGCATACCAAGGAATCCTATAAGCTTTCCCGTATCACGGAGGAGGTCGGAACGTTGCTTATTTCCCTGCCACCAATCAACCCCCGTGGATACACCCTTTACAAGGCGGTTCAGGAGGTCAAAGGCGCTTGTCGCCCGCACGTTCTGCTTATATTTGGCCTTGGGGTCAAGGACCATGCTAATGAATGCCCTGGACAGGTCACGGACCACGGGAACTGTTGCCGTCGTAGCTTCAAGGACCGTTTGCGCATATTTTTCTGCAAACCCTTCCTTGTCGTCGTCACTGCCACCAATGGATTCCATAGCCGTACGGATAGCCGTATCAACCATTGCGCCGCCCATGATGGTCAGGAGGAAATAATGCCCCATCGGGATGATGGCCTCTTTCTTGAGCCACCACAGTTTAGTGGTTCTGCCGTACTTCTTGAGTGCAGCATTTTTCGCTGCATAGTACTTGTTAGCCATGAGGTTGTAGAGGGCATTCTGGAAGGTGTAGAACATTGTGAGGGCCTTTGCCATTTCACCACCCTTCTGGGCAGGGGAAAGATCCTTGATGTCACCGCTCCCAATTACCTTGATAACGGCCCTATCACCTTCTGCAATGGCAGCTTCCTGCGCTTTCTCAACGGCAAAACCTTCCTGCAGTTTTTCGTTTAAGACACGCTTGTAGGCAGCAAGCCACAGCGGGTATGCGAACATATTATCAGTTGCCCCGATCAGCTTGAATCCATTCTTTTGAATCGTGTCCATCATCTTGGCGGGACCAGGTTCAAGTTTCGCCGTCGTGATCGCTTCACGGATGTTGGCATCAAGGTGTTCGCTCCGTTCAGCCATGAAAGGGCTCATCCCGTTGACAAGATCCACACTCTTTCGTGGCGCCTGCCAGAAGTCGCCCATAGCATGGACAAATTCCCCTGCTCCCATATAGGTCATAGCTACGGGGATGTTTGTGAAGTTCAGGAGCATCGTGGAAACACGGTAGGCAAGGATGGCTGTTGTGGTCCTAGTTCTCATGCTCCGCATCATCATCCCGAGGGGGTCCCTGTCAGGCTTTGGCGGGGCCCAGATGTCAGCAGCCCAATTCTGCAGCGTTTTATAAGCCTGCATGCCCATAAGGTCCTTCACCGTTGCCGCAAACTTCTTATTATTGATGATACGGGACACGTCAAGGGCCGTTTCCCTAAACGCCACATAATGGAGCATTTCCCCGCCCTTGCGGCTGATGGTGTCGAACGTGAGGGCAAGGGGGCGCCCCGTAACACGATCGGCACGGGCCTTTGTGAACCCTTTACCTTGCCCCATGCGCTTGGTCCCGGGTGCCATGCTGTTCAGGGCGTCCTGCGTTTCCATGTCAGCCGCCGCAACGGACTGTTCGACATCGTACACGATAGGAAAATAGCCACCCTTAAGTTCATACTGGCTCCCATCCCTTGTCGTCACTTTGACCTTGATTGTGCGGTCCTTCTTCAAGGGAATCCCCGTCGTCCGTTCCATGATGTCTGATTCCTCGTCAAAGTGTTCACCCATCAGGTCCCAGATTTTTTCGACCGTTTCAAGGTCCTTCCTGTCAAGCTGTGCAAGGGCTTTGTAAAGCTCCCGTTCCACCCTGTCACGACGGGCGAAAATATCGGCTTCCTCACGGACCTCACGAAGCACACTAGGTTCATCGTCGGACAATTTTTCATTGTCAAGGATACGCCTATAGGATTTTTCTGTTCCGCAATAGAGCGCAAGAACCATCAATTCTTCCTTGGTCACAAGCCGTTCACCGAACTTATATACCCGCTTGTTGCGCATGTCACTAAATCCCCTAGACGTGTAAGAGCTGAAAATGGAATCAAGTTTCCTTGCAAACTCGGCGTTCAGGACGATTTCCTTGTTCGCTGCTTTCTGCACGCTGTCATACAGCCATTTTGTTGCTCGTCCTGTCTTGCCATGGCCCAATGCATCGGCGTACCCGTCCATGCGTTGCATGATCGTGGCAGGCGTGACGAGTGTCCCAAAGGCGTTCCCGAAGAACTCGGCCGCATTGCGCACCTGCCTAACGACCTTGTCGGGGATCGTATTCCTGTCCACAGGTGTCTTTTTGAGTTCAGGAACCACGTCCATATGCTCACAAAGTTCGTCGACAACATCCTTGAGTTTTGCCCCATCATTCACGACGTAGAGATTATCACGGCGTGCGGACATCTTATACAAGGAGTCCATGAGTGTCGTGGCCTTGTCGAACTCATCTTGCGTCAAGCTGTCAATGCCCACCTTGCCTTGTGCCGCTGACAACTGGATAAGCCATTGCGGCACGTCAACGGCAGGCTTTTCATCGAGGCCCCCGTCATCAAGGAGTTCGGCGAACGCTTGGGCAAGGGGCTTCACACCTTCGCCAGGCTCAACGGCATCCCTTTTCTTGATTCCCAGGACAAACGCTATATGTTCATACCAGTAACGGGCTTGAATGGGCATCCTGTGCGTACCCTTTTGGATGCGGGCAAGATTGTCCTTGACTTCCTCAACCGTCTTGAGCGTTGCTTCCTTGATGGCGCCAACCTCGGTTACCATGGCGGCATACATCAATTGTTCCGCTTTGGCATCCTTGGCGCCTTCCCAGTTCTCATCTGCCATCAGCTTGTAGACTTCATTTTGCTTCTGGCCCAATTTTCTGGTCCACAAGGCGACGTTAGAAGACTGCCTGAGAGGAAGCCCCGCAAGGGCGTTGCGTGCTGCTTCACGGCGTTCTGCAATGCTTCCAAGCACAAGGTCCCGTACAATCTTCATCCCCGTTTTCTGGCGTTCCGTTGCCTTGGGTCCCTCGACTGCTTCAATAGCCGTTGCAGCAATGGCCTGATATTCAAGCTCATGGAGCATCTCTTGGTATTTGGACTTCTTGATGGCTTCACTTGCCATTTCCTCAATGGCCTTGGGATCCATCCGGTCCGCATAGAGGTCCTTCTTGAACTTTTCTACTTCCGTAGCAAGGGCCGCATCAAGGGATCCGCCTGCCTCCTTCACTGCCGCTTCATATTCGTCCGGCGTGAAGTTATAGTACTGCAATACGCTTAGGTCCCCGCCTGCCGCCTTGATGGCATCATGGGCCTGCCACAACGGGCTTGCGGCAAGATCTTCCCTCGTTGCATCCGCGAATCCCTTTACGATTTTATTTCTGTCAGTAGCGTCTTTTTCAGCGATATCGGCCATGACCTTCTGCATGACCTTGGCCTTTGCTTCCTCACGGGTAGCAGTCGCCCATTGCTTCCAGCGCTTCTTGACGTTTGCACTGGCGCTTTTATAGCCGCCCGCCCTCACAAAATCGTTAATTCCTTCCTCCTTGAGTTGGATTTCGATTTCCTCATCCGTTGCAATCATACGATCAAACACACGGGCTACGGTAGGAGAAGGCTTGCCCCCAAGAGCCTTGAAATCAGAATAAATCTTGGAAAGCCACTGTTTAAACCGGGCAAACACGCCGTTCAATGCAGCCGTCGGGGCCTTGCCACTTCTGAGGTATGCCTCAAAGCCACGGGCGAATTTTTCGTGACCTTCCTTCTGGATTTTGAACCCCTTGGTCTTCGTCCAGCTTCGAATCCGTTGATAGTCCGCCTTGAACTGTTTTGTTGCTTTCTTGTTTTTCGCCAATTTTTCCATGGTAATGAGGTACCAATGGGCAGATTCGTGGATGAACGTCGAAGCATCAGCCTTTGGAAGGAGGCTAATAAGGCGCCCGTCAACCGTCGTTGCGCCTAAGATGTCGGTTTTGACGTCTTGATAATATTTATCAATAATTTTGACCGCTTTATCATTAAAGACAACGAAACAGCGACCATCCTCTCGACCTTCATAAGTAATGCCCTTAATGCCGTACTTATTTAAAAGCTTGCTAGCGTTCTCATCATTGAAACCATTTACGAAATTAGCACCAACACTGCTAAACCCGTCGTAAATCGCTTGCCCATCAACGTCGTAATCTTTCTTGTCAAGTTCTTTGAAAAAGTCAGCGTAGTTGACTGTTCCGTCCTCATTCTGGTGTTCTGCCTTGTATTCATAGAACACATAGTTTTTGCCCAGCACGTCGCCTTCATCGTTGTAATCAAGAACCCGTTTCACAAAGTTCTCTTTTAAGTTATCATCGACGGATTTAAAAGCCTGTTCAATCCCACGCTTCACCTTTTCCGGCTGTTCAGAAAAAGGCTTTTGTTCATCCAGCAAAACATCATTTTCTGGAACTTCGACTTGATACAACTTTCCGCCAGTAAACGTGTTGACATTTTTGGCTTTTTCAAGCAAATCAGCTGCTTTTAAGAATGCTTCACTCTGTGTTTTTGCGCTTTCGATTTCGCTATTTTCCCGTCGCTTAGCATTATCACGTAATTCTTTTATAGCCGCCTTTTTGTCACCTTCACTGGCTATAAGCTGGTTTAAGGCATAGCTAAGAGGGCTTCCGTACTCTACTTCTTTATTGTTTTCTACAAAATCCCCCTCTTCATTTTGGGTATAATGCTTGTCATCAATATTGATCGACAATCCCTTATACCCAAATACAGATTTATACGCTTCGGAGATTTTTTTGTTCTTCGCAAAGTACAGGCCCCACCCGTGAGCCTGATTTCCTTCCCCTGCACCAATTTTTCCAAGGTCGAAGGAATCGAAGTCAAAAGGACTGCCATGCCATGCCACTTGGTTATGTCCTTCCCCTGCCGTTTTAGCGTTCGGGTCAATGGTCAGCATCCTAGCCACCTGAAGGGGGGTGCCTTCTAAAGCCCCCTGTTCCGCCATTTCGTGTGCCAACCTTGCACACATCCGAGCGAAGATGATGGCACTCTGTCTTGCAGATTTCTGTACTTCTTTATTGCCCTGCATCAGTACTTCGTAAGTACTACGATAGACAGCGTACGTATCCTTGTCCATGCCCCTTGTTGCTTCCGTTTCCGTCATATCGACATCCTGCAGCGCATCATCCACACGGTTAAGGAGTTCAATTCCATCAGAAATGGCATCAAGTTTCTTCTTGTTTTCTGCGTGCATGGCTTCAATATTGGCCATTTCTTCGTCCGTGAGTTTGTCGGCATAGAGCTTCCATTCAACAGCACTGCCAGGGAGGTCAAAAGGAATCATATTCGTGTCATTCGTCAGCGTCGCATAAGCAAGATCAACGTATTGCCACTTTCGGAGGCTTTCCTTGCCAAATGCCTTCTTCCATTGTTCCGTACGATAGGGGACACGGATCTGTTTTTCATAGTCGTTCAAGATAGTCGGATCGTCGTTCGGCATGAGCATCCCACCAGAAGGGTTTTTGTTCGCCCGTTCGATGTTCTCGATCTCAGGTTCTATCATTGCATCCCATTGGGCCTTAAGTTCCTTCCTGCGCCGGACAATTTCCTTATGGACGTCCGTTGGGTTTGCGGCAATGATTTCGGAAGCAAGGGCACGGGCCTCCGTGTCGTCGGCCTTGAAGTGGCTGTCAACGATATTATCAATGACGCCCGCCAGCTGCTTGTCATCCCGTTCGGACAGTTCGACAATGGTCCGCTGAATCCGTTCCGTCGTTTCCTTGATGCGGGCGGGACTGTTGTGCCTGGGATCGCTTGTCGTAAGGTCAATGGCCTTATCAGCAAGGTTGGACGGGAGTGCCACTTGACAATACACCTCGGTCGGTACTTCAAGGTCGGCGTTCGTATCCTTGATGTTCTGCAATTCATCAGCCGTGTATCCTGCTTCCTTGCCCAAATCATTGAGGAGCTGTTCGCCACCTTCTTCCTTGAGCAGCATCTCCGTATCCACATAGACCTTTTCCATGCCGGAATCCTTCACGGCCTCCTTGACGGTTTCCTTGTAAAGCTCAGGGTCCTTCTTAAACAGATTATTTGTTTTAATATCTTCTTTTAAGGCGTTTAACGTGGAAAAAGTGAAAGCATTGGACACTTTTTCCATGTTAAGGTCACTATTGAGCCTTGCAATTCCTGCCAATTTCCTGACGCTTACAAAGTTTGAAGTAACGTCGCCGATGGCCACCATTCCCAACACGGATGGGGCCGCTTCAATCATGGAAGTTCCCGCATTGCCAACGATTTCGCCCACGGTGAAGGCTTTCTCACGGCTAGACGGCCTAAGGGCAAGAAGGGTGTTGTGGAACGTGTCACCAACAGCAGATTGAAGTCCTTCCTCTACGACTTCCTCCTTCATGCGGGGAATCCAGCTCTTAAGCTGCCCCTTGAGCACGCCTTTAAGACCACCCATGATGGCATCACGGTTTCCTTTGTTTTCCTTCACGATGTCCATGATGGCACGGCGCCCGCCACCAGAGAGGGCCCCCATGATTTCATCATAGTTCCAGAACTCAATACCCGTTTCAATTCCCGTTTCAATAGCGGCTGCCACACGAGCTTCATCAGGGGTATAGAGGGGCTTCCCATTGTTTGCCTGCATGGCGCTGTATTCAAGGTATTTATCCCCTACTTGACGGTAAAACATGGAAGCAGCAGAACCCCACTTCATGACGGAGCTTCCCACCGCTTTAGCAGCTCCCATATTCTTCGTGACACCGAACGTAGCGGCCCCCGCAACAGCGCCCGCTGCTGCCCCAACCCCCATATCAAGGCCCATACCGCCTAACTGAACAGCTGTGTTCGTGAGGACGTTAAGCCCCATGGAATCGAAAAAGTTCGGGATTTTATCCTTGAGTTCCTGTAATCTGTGGTTCAGCCACACCCTGCGGTCCTGTTCCGTGTCCGTAAGGTAATCCCCACCTTCACCTTTGAAGTGGCGCCTTGCGATGTCCATGGATTCCTCTTGGATGAAAAACATTTCCTTTGCAATGCTCAAGGCTTCACCGATTCCCTGGACGCTCTTCACGTCCTTTGCGTTTTCGAGGGCAACGGCAAACGTTGCGGCATCGGCGCTTGCAAGGATTGGATAATGCTCGTTCAGGTATTTCCCGAACGCCACGGGATCGTTGCGGTCAATGTCAGGGGCAACACGATCATCCATATCGTAGCCTGCAAGCATCTGGGCCGCCCGTACATAGGCTTCACGGTCGGCAAGGAAGTAGTCCGGTGACTTCCCAAACATCGTTCCCATACGCCTAGCCTGGATGTATTTATCCTCCGTGTCATAGTTGTATTGGATGTTGTTGTAGAGCATCGTGGAACGAACCGCTGCATCAAGGGTGGGTTGAATGGCCTTGCCGATAGCGTTCAAGGATTCGTTTGCCGTCGGGGCGTCGGGGTCCTGCGCCCAAAGGTACGACTGCTCCGTCACGGTCTGCGTGTCCCCGCCTGTGAAATTTTTTGCAAATTCCTTCAAGGCCCCGATGGCGGGGGCAAATCCCCCATCATCGTTGTAATCGTTCATGGCCGGGCCAAGGTAGGACTGGTCCACCATCGTGGTCACCGTGTCCGTATTGTTTTTCACCTGCTTCATGGATTCCGGCGGATCGTACGGGTCGTAGGTCCTTGCGTTGATGAAGTCATCAGTAAAGCGGCCATCGACGGCGGTAGCCTTCGCCCTGTTCGCCGCCCTATGAATCGTTCCCGCATCTGGATATATCGTTTTAGCCATTAATCTTCCTCCTCTACGTCAATGCCGCCTGCGAATTCGTCCATGTCGTCACCCGTGAAGTATGTCGGCAGATCGTGCCCTTCCTGCCACATTTCTCCCGTATCTGGGTTCCAACTGTAGCCCCCTGTGCTGTTGAAGATCTGATTTTTCTTGAGCATCTTTGCCCCGCTTGATGTACGGTAGGTCACGGGCTGTTCGCCGTCAAGAAGAGCGGCCCACATATCCCCAAAGGAAGGATTGTTCCCCGCTTCTTTCTCACCGCTGATGTAGTTCATCAGATATGGAAGGGCCTTGTTGAAGTCACCCGTATTGTGTCCGCTGTTTTCCCACTTTATTTTCAGCTGATTGATGACATTGCTGCCGCCAGAAAGGATGTAGCGGTTCGTGGCAAGGACCTTCTTTCCTAGGGCGCTATCAGGAGATACGTCGGACGCCGTAAGCATGGCCCTTACTTCCGTTTCGTTCATGCTTCCATCCTGCATCTGTTCGATGAACGCCGCATAGGCATCGTTTGCGGATGAACCACTTCCACTACTGCGTCCACGACGGGAAACGCCTGCAATGCTTGCGCCGTGCCCTGCCCAACCAGATACGGCCCTTACTGCATCGGCGTATATATCTGTACCCTTGTAACCGTCAGCAAGGTGGATATAGGCATTCTCATCATACACGCCGTTTGCCGCCATCTCTGCCGCTTGGTTCTGCAAGGCTTCCATGACGGTCCTGCGCTGTTGGTTCTTGATGCTTTCTGCAATGCCTCGTTCCTTCTGGTAGGCAGCAAACACCTTATCCTGTTCGGCGGGCGTAAGTTTGCGCTTTCTTGCGGGGCCTACACCGCCGCCAGAAATGGAGCTGATGGATACAATGCCCGAGATTGTCCCACCGCAAATCCTTGCAAATTCTTCTGGGGTTGCCTTCTGGTTATAGAGGGGCGTTGCCCCACCTGCGTTCCATACGGTTCCGTCATTGCCAATCATGAATGTATGGCCCTGCTTCTCGTTCGGATAGTCAATAACAACGAGGTCGCCGGGGCGCCCTTGGTACCCGTCACCCTTGTGATAGATTCCCTTTTCCCGTGCCGTATCAACAAGCACGTCAACATTGTCAATGACAGGGAACGAAGGGTCCACCTTGTGAACAGCCGTTGTTGCCCAGTGTGCACAGGTCGTACCACTGATTTCATCAAGATAAGACGGATAGCCTTCCTGTTTTGCCATCTCGGCTACCGCCATCAGGCCAAAATTCCCCGTGGAAGGTTCCTCAAGGTCCATGGTTGCGATGAACTTCCTTGCCCCCGCCATGTCGTTCCCGAACTGGGAAAACAGCTTCTTTCCCTCATCGTTGATATATGCCTGTTTCTTCTGTTGGTTGTTTGCTGCAATGAAGTTCCTGATATATTGAGGATTTACGAGAGGGGAATAGTCGTTGATAAGGTTTTCAAGCCCTTCTTGACTGTCGTCAGCAGAGGCTTGTGCCATGGCCTGTTGAATGGATTTTCCCGCCACCTCCTCGGCTTTGTCCTTGCACCATTGAAGCCCTTTCGTGCTTGCATAGTTGGCATAGATGGTTTTACGGATGTCATCCAAGCGGTCACCGACAACACCAGTTGTCTGGTACCCCCGCTGCATACTGATTTGGGCCTGTTCAATGAAATCATTGACGGTTGCATCCTTGTATTTTTCTGCTTCCTGGTATTCCTTCTTCTGATACAGTTCTGTGGTTCGCATATTGAGCTGTTCCACGTTCTTTTCAAATGCATCACGGGCGGCCTTGTAGTTCGGGAGTGTCTTCAGGATATTCCGGCGAATCTCGGACTCACCGGTCTGATATTTCTGCGTGAGGTCCTTTGCGTTCTCATTCTCAAGATGGAACAGTCCGTTTTCTGGGTTGTAGGTCAGGTTATCCACCTGTTTGCGGTATTCCGTGAGGGCCTTCGTCACGTCGGCCATCATGGAATCTTCCTTCATCTTGAGGGCAACCCCCACTGCGCCCTGGAGGGCCTTGAGCCCTCCAGTTTCAGCGCCGTAAGCCCTTGTATCCGTGACGGGATTCACGCCGCCGCTAATTGTGTTAAGCCCTACCGTCGGTTCAAAGTGAGAGAGCTTCACGGCATCCACTTCCTTCCTGGTTTGAACTTCCTAGCAAACGGGGAGCCGCTTCCCTGCCCTGTAAGGAAAGAGCCATCAGTATAGTCGCCCATTCCCATTTGGCCAAAGCGGTTACTGGGGGAATAATGGGGCATCCCGTCCGTGCCGTTGTAGATGGTCCCTCCGTCACTTTTGGCCTTCGAACTGCCGCCCCTTCCTGCCTGCATACCATAGATGGAAGCAGCGCCACCAAGGATGGTGGAGAACATAGCGGCCTTGCGTTGTGCAGCGATGTTCCGTCTTGCGGCCCTTGCCCCTGCCGCTTGGTTCTCAAAGTTCACCGTGTCGGCATAGTTGCTCCATGCGTCATTGCGTTGGTTCTTCAAAAGGTTCATGGAATCCTGCATATAGGCATTGCCAGAACTTGCAAGGATGTCAAGCCCGCTTCCGATACCCGTGAAACCTGCCGCCCCTTGTTCGGCTGCAATCTGGCCACGGACAAGGCGACGTTTGTCGTCAAGCCGCTGCTGTTCTACAGCGTACTTGTCGGCAATCTGTTCGCCCTTTTTCTCCGTGATACGGGCATTCTGTTCAGCGGCAATTTCCTGCGCCTTGTAGGCCGCTTCCTGAGCCTTATACTGTTGGTTCTGCTGTCTTGCCTGCATCAGAGTCATGACACCCGTCAAGGCTTCTATCACTCCACACATCGAGTCGTTCACTCCTTTCTATCACAAAGGGAAGGAAAATCCCATTCACGATCCGTACAGGGTCCTTAAAGGTTGCCCCCATGCGGCGAATCCATAGGAGGGCCGCCTTGTTCTCCTTATTGATGAAATTCCCCAACCTCCCGTACTTCGCCGTGAAATAGGAGAGGATGGAAGGGGCGTAGCGGACAAAGTCCCGCCGATGATGGTCAAGGTCCTCGGTACCGAGGCACCAGACACAAGTGGCCTTGTCGCCGTCAGGATAATTAAATCCTTCCGATACGCCTGTAACGGCAAGGAGGACATGGCCCTTCCAGACACCGTATACTTCCTTGGAATGCCAGATGGAAGCAAATACATAGGCAAGGCACTTCATTCCAAGGCGGTCCGCTTCCCTTGCGTCCGCTTCCCTCAAGTTGTAGTACAGCCGTTTGGCTGTTTCAAGATACTCGGAAGGGCGCAAGGCCCTGATTCTTATGCTGTTAGCCACCAAAGGACACCACCCTTACGATACTGGAGAGTTCAAACGGATATGGTTCATCGTGCTTGATGTAGACACGTCCCAAACGTTCGTAGCCGCCCTCAGTCTGGTTCGGCATCGTGGCCTTGAGCTGACCAGAGTAAAGGGCCTTGCCGCCATACGGGATGGGGTCCGTGAAGCGGGAGGAGTTTCCAATCTCACCACCCTGCGAATGGGAGAGATTGAGAATAACTTCATCAACTTTCTTGAAACGCCCCTGTTGTGTCCCATTGCTTGTAGGTAGTTCGATATTGGGGACCTCGATTTCGCTCGTGTACGGGAGTCCTACGATAACATGTGAGACGTTTTTAGGAAGCGGCCCTATCGTTCCATCATCTGATACGGGGACGTCCCTGAAATGCATCCCATCACCAAGCACGTCAACCTTGCTTCCTGCGTAAAGTTCAAACCCCGAGAACTCGTTTGTCCGGTCCCCCACTTCAAACTGATAAGCCGTATCAAGCATGATGTAGTCATCAGCAGCATCCGTTTCTGGGAGGTCCGTGAAGTATTCAATCGTCCTTACTTCCTTGCCGCCAAGGTTCCGTTTCACCACGGCATAAACAATATCCTTGCTACCGATTGTAACAGTTTCTACATCCTCAAATTTCCCCGCCGTATCGGCCTGTGACCACGCAAATACCTTCTGGTCTGCGATGTAGGTCAGGCAGTTCAACGTTCCGTTTTCTGTAACAAAGAAGCACATGGAATTGGGGTCCTGTTGATAGCAGTCTCCGACAATCGGATTATCCTGCGTTAGGTGCTTGGCAAGGATGGTTAAATCCGTGCCGTCGTAATTGTCCGTGTCGAACGTGTACGCAAAGTCCCGAACCGTCTCCCCCCTGCGCTGTATATAGACGACACGCCCGCCGATGCCAAGGGGCGGCACGTCCTCACAACCACGGGTGGACTGTGATTTAGGTGTGCATTTTGTCGGCGTCACGGTTTCGTTGCCTTGGATGATCCATTCGTTTCCGTCCGTGAACAGGATTAAATCAGAATTGGTAAAGATATGCTTGATTTCAAATTCCTTGCGATTCACAAGGGAGAGCATGATGGCGCTATCATCCGTAACAGTTCCTGCTGCTTTCTCAGTGGAAAAATTGTAGTAGTCCCCCGTCCTGCTCATCCAAACGGCGTAGGGGTACCGCTTGGAGCTTGCCAGAACAAGGCGGTCCTGAAAGAATCCTACGCATCTCGGATACCCAAATTGTGGCGACCATACGGAAAACGCATAGTCCTTCGTCGCTTCCGTCATGCCGAACGACTTGATGACCTTTCCAGTTACGTCCGTGTCAGAATTATATTTCGTAATCTGAGCATACCCTTCATGGGTATATGGTTCCCTCGTAAGGTCCACCGTAACCGTACCCGCATTGACGTCCGTCACGATACGCATATAGGTGTACTCGTCAACGGTTCCAGACTCGGACGCATTGAAATCCCCGTTGCCGTCAGCATAGCGGGATGTATAACGTCTGTACTGACGCCACAAGGCCCCATCCTTGGAATATTGGATAGAAACGGCCCCGCCCCACTTGCCGTGGGTAATGACCTTCCACGCCTTGCCTACAAGCGTGAAGTTGCTCGTATTGCTGCCCGTAGACGTAAGGGTAATTGTTTCTGAACCAACATCATGCCATAGTTTGATACATCCTCCGACCATGTTCTTATTAAACATATTTTTTGTTGTTGATGTGATATGTGTCGTGCCTGTTTTTGAACTTGAGGCAATGCCCTCCGTCGCTACTGTGATTCCCCCTGCATGCTCAGTATTGATTTGCACTCTTACGTATGGGGTTCCTGCTTGATGATAGGTTCCATTTGAATCATAGTACCCACCTGGTTGTCCATCAGAAGATAGGTCTTTGCCGTCAGTATGATTGTGATAATAATTAAAATTAAGATGTTCCCCATCATGGTAAGTACTAGATCCCCCACTAGCTTGTCCTCCAGGGCCTCCAGCTACTGACTCCGTAAAAAACGTTGCACTACTACCATTACCTCCTTTCGTAACACCATTTGAAGTACCGGAATAAGCTTGAGGACTACCATTCTGTCCAATCTTCCCATTATAAGTTGTACCTTCCATCAAGTAGAGTGTAATAACCTTTTTCTCTCCCCTGCCGCCTCTGGCATATTCTTTATAGAAACTGCCTTTCTTCAAGTAATACCACGCTCCAGCCCCACCGCCACCTGCAAGGGTGATGGTGTATTCACCGCTAATGGGAGGCGTGAAGGTGTAGTTCCCGGCTGTCGTAAATGTCATATCCACACGGGCAGGCTTCGTTTCTTCCGGCGTTTGGGCCGCTGTTCCAGAGCTTGTGGCAAGGATGTCAAAATACGGGTTCGTCAGGTCCATTTCCTTCATGCGCCAATCCATTTCGTTGAAGCGTTGTAGCAGCTGTACATTTCGAACGCCTGACGCAATAAAGAGCGTGTCCCCACTTTGCGTAAAACGCAATTTCCTCAGCTCCTTCTCCTCAAAGGGGCTTGCCACCTCAACCCCAAGATAGACGTTATCCTTGAATACCCTGATGTACTTATGCCCAAATTCTAGAAGGTAGCTGATGGAGGTCGAGAAGTTAAATTCCACAAGGATGGCTTTCTTGTCGGGGTACTTGCATTGCGCCATGAACCGCATCCCGGGCCGGCGGTAGACGGAACCATAGGGGCGGACAAACACGTTCCTTCCTTTGAGAAGCGCATAACGATATTTCTCAAGGTCCGTACGGTTTGCCACGTCGGGGCTGATCACCCCCGCATTGAAGGAAGGTTGAAGGTCGTAGTACTGTTCTTTCTGGCTCATGTCTAAAACCTCCCGTCAAAGTAGCGTGTCGGCCAGTGTGGCTCCCTCTTCCGTTCCCGTTCGTTCCTGAACGCTTCCTGCTGCAGACTCATGTTGTAGTACTGCATCTCGGTCTGCGCCTTGCTTTCGCTGCCTGTGAGGGCCTGTGCCATGCCGTACGCCAGATAGTGGCTCAGGGCTTCAATGAACCCGTCAGTAAATAGCGTAGTGTCCTCTACGTCCTCAATTAAATCCACATATGGTTCCTCAAATTCTTCGTTCGTACAAAGGGCCCTACCACCGTCAGGGCCTTGCTGGAGGTAGAAGGAGTTGCGGTAATCCATCTTCCTTTCAGCATCTTCCTTTTCATAGACACGGACCAATTCAAGGGCCGTATCAGGGTATTCATAAATGGCTTTATAGCCAGGGATTTCAACATCAAGTTTTTTTAGCGGCTGCGTTTTGAGGGCAAACCCCCAAGTCGTTGCCGTCAACGCCATCCTGCGATAGCGATCGTAATGGAGCTTGCAAGTCCGGGCAAGCTCGGAACGCTCGTCCAAACTCTCAATGCTTCCCTTGCCAAGGTAATTAAGCGCAAGGTTGCAGATGTCCACATCCGTAATGTATCCATACATTTTGATTCACCTCCTAGAGGTATAAATAAAGAGGGCTGTAGGCCAGCCCTCTAATATTGTCAGTCGTTCGGGAATTTCTGGGGAATTTCGTTCGGCACGTTCTGCGTCAGCCCTGCCGTAACCTTACCCGTAACGGTTCCCGTCAGCTTGACCTTGAGGTAGCGGCCCAGACCAAAGGGAACCTTTGCCTTGATGGCAAGGCCCTTTGCATTCTGAGCGCTTTGGAAGGTCCCAAGTTCAACGGGTTCCGTGAAGTCCTTATCCTTTGCGGTTGTGATGTCAGCCTTGAGCTGGCCTTCACCACCTGCGATGATGACCGCAAGAAACAGCGGGTCAACAGCATCGCCGCCACCAAGGTTCTCAATCACAGCGGATTCCTTGCCGCTTGCGAGCTCTGCACCGTCCACAGCGTCAAAGAACATGGTTTCATTATCAAAAATCATGGTATCCCTCCTTATTTCAAGCCTGCTTCATCCTCGGCCATGCAATCAAGCTTCTTGACAGCAATGCCGGATAGCCGGATAATCGGACGTTCTGCCTGTCTGTCGTCACGGGTGACGTGGACAATGTTCTTATCAAGGAGCATGGTTTCAAGAGCACTGTAAAGCGTGTCAGGGACGTAGAGGACAGGGGCCTTCGGATTCATCAGGCGGTTCTTTGCATAAATCAGCTTGTCAAGGAGCAGACGGCGGGCATCGCTGTCAAGTGTCGGGAGCGTTGCCGTTTCAATGTTGCGGACCATCGCAATGGAGCGGTAGTTTTCAACGGCAAGGCCAACCTTCCAGTTAAACAACGTCTGGACGGCACGGAAGGCATTGCCGTTTGCGTCGTAGGCGTCCCCTTCACCGAGGTCCTGCATGTTCACACCTGCGGCGGTGTTCTTGGGGTAAATCCCGTTGACTTTGCGAGGACCCCAGTCGACAAAGACAGCAGAGCAATATTTATTGCCACTTGCGGCCTTTGCGGCGGCATTAATCATTTGTGCACCAGGTTCACCACGGACAGTGGAAAATTCCTTGTAGCGGGCAAAAATGCCGTTGAAGGTTTCAGCATATTCAGG